AAACGCAACTACGGGCTGCACAAGAGGGGACAGGATTAGGTTTAGGCAACCTTGCTTTTGAGCGCGTTACTGGGCGCACAGTGGTAGGACAGGATGCGGCTGGCAACCCAATCTACCAGGATGACCCAGATTTTCAGAACCCTTTCAGAACAAGCCCCACACTTGCTGGTGTAACAGCGGCACAAGACATTGACCCAACTATGGCGGCTAATCTGCCAGCATTTACCAGCGCGATTAGTACCACAGATGCTCGCCCTACAACTATAGATACAAGCGGTTTAACGCAACTTACTAGCGACCCTGTGGCACTACGGTCTAACATTGAGCAAACTTTGTTCAACAGACAACTGGGCTTGCTCCAACCAGAGTTTAATAGGCAAACTCAAGAGTTGCAGCAAAACCTTGCAGACCGTGGCATACCCATCACCTCACAAGCGTATAATGACGCAACCAACAGGTTGCAAGCGCAGCAAGGTGAGCAACTACAAAGGCTCGCACAGCAGGCAACGCTTGCTGGGGGACAAGAGGCAGATCGCATTGTAAACCAGGCTAGAAACATACGCGCTCAACAGTTTGGTGAACGAGCTGCAACCGGCGAGTTTGGGTTGGCATCGCAAGGGCAGGGCTTCTCGCAAGCCGCAGCAAACGCGCAACTAGCAAACGCAGCAAGGCAAGACGCCATTGCTACTCAGCTTCTGTCTAATCAAATTGCTAATCAGCAACGTCAACGAGAAATTGCAGAGCGCACTGCACTACGGGGTCAACAGTTCAACGAGCTTTCTGCGCTGCTTGGTGGCCCACAGATACAACAGGCATCATTCTTTGCACCAGGGATGATAGACACACAAGGCGCGTTTGCAGCACAACAGGCAGCGCAACAAAACGCATTTAATCAGGCGCAGGCCGCCAGATCAGCTGATTTAGGCGGGTTGTTTGGCTTGGCTGGCAGCCTGGGTTCAGCTTACTTGTTAGCATAAGGGGGTAACATGGCACTTAGACCAACAATGCAGTTTCAGCAACTGAATCGCGCATATCAAACAGACCCTCGCCGTGTATTAGGTCAGGCACTTATGCAGCAAGGTGTAAGCACAGCTCCTGTGCAAACCCCCTTACAGGGGCTTGGCAGGCTGTCTAATGCGCTTGTGGGCGCTTTTTTGCAACGTAAGGCAAGTGACCGTCTGGCAGAGCAAGAAAAAGCCGCGAGGGACGCTATCACAGCCGCTTTACCAGCAAACGTCAACCCAGCCATTGCAGGGCTGGTACAAACACAGCCTGATGCAATTTCGAGTGCTATCACACAGGCAGCACTTGCGCCAAAAACAGAACTAATTACACAGCAGATTGAAGGTGCGCCTGGTGCTGTTGTCGTTGGCACAAAAACAACTAGCCCTTTTGGAGTTGAAACTGTTACGCCAAACACAGTTTATAAACCGCCTACGCCGAAAAAACCTGATGTGATTACTTTCCAAAACCCTAACAATGCAGAAGATCAGGTATCGTTGCTTACCACTGACCCTGAATTTACAGCAAAAGCTCAAGATTTGTTGAATCAAAATTACGTTAGACGCCAAGGCGGCGGCACAAACGTCAGCCTCAGCCCAACTATTCAGATGGGCCAAGAGCAAGAAAGTGAGTTCAGAAAACAATCTGCACAGGCTGCTGCTAAAAGGATAGAAGATTTATCCAAGCAAGTGCAGTCTGAAAGTGACCTTATAACTCGTTTGAATATCGCCGACAACTTGCTTGAAGGTGGCACAGAAACAGGCCCGATACAAAACATTACTATGCCGTTGCGGAATATACTTAAAGGGTTTGGGGCATTAAATGATGAGCAAGCGCGTCAGTTGACTAATCAACAAGTTCTTACTGCTGCTTTTAACTACATCATACCCAGGATGAGAGTTGTCGGTTCAGGCGCAACATCAGATTTTGAAGCGCGTTTGTTTACAAGTGCAACAGCAAACATGAGCAATACGCCAGAAGCAAACAAAGTTCTTGTGAAATCAATGCAAGCCCTTGTTGAACGCAGGCAAAAGATTTTAGAAGCTATGGAAACCTATGCTAACGATAACAACGATTTAATTGGTTTCGCTAAATATGCTGATGAAAAAGTCCCGCCTGCCTTTAAAGCCTACATGACTGACCAAGAGTACGACCAGGCTGTAGCAAATGGCGAACTGGCTGACGGTGATTTGTATTTTAACGGCATTACCAGCACTTTTGAAATTTTTGAAGGATAAAAATTATGCCTTTACCTAGACAATCTAAAACAACGCAGCCCATTGAAAGAACAACAGGCGATGTAGCGGCAGATTTTACACGCGCAGCAGCGCAGGGGCTTACGTTTGGTTTTGCTGATGAAATAGAAGCGGCTGTAAGGTCAGCTTTTGATAGCGGCAAAACTTATGCAGAGGTTGTTAAAGAGGTGCGCGGTCAGATTGATAGTTTTAGGCAACGCAACCCTGGTGCTGCATATAGCACTGAAATAGCCGCCGCCATATTGCCGACAATAGCAGCGCAGTTTGTGCCAGGTGCTGGTCAGGTGCTTACTGGCACGAGATCGGCGCAACTAGCACGGGCTGCTGGTTTGGGTCAAAAAGGTCAAAGAACCGCACAAGCGGCAACTGCAAGCGGCACACAAAGCGCAATTTATGGCGCAGGGGCAGCAGAAGGTGACGTTGTTGACAGATTGCCGTCAGCCGCCACAAGTGGGGCGATAGGAGCCGTGGCTGGGCCAGTAATAGAGAGAGTTGCCCCTGTGGTGACACAAAAAGCTGCTGATTTAGTAAAACGAGGTGTGCCTGTTACACCTGGGCAAGCAGTGCGCGAATCTGGCTTATTAGGCAGAGGCTTGGCACGATTAGAAGAAGGTGTTGCAGATAATGTGTTTTTGATTGGTGATGCAGTCAGAGGTGCTTTCGACAGAGCCAATACTGGGTTCAACAGGGCAGCAGTGTCAGAAGCATTAGCTCCGCTTGGCGTAAAGGTAAAAAAAGGGCTAGAGGGCAAAGAGTTAATAGGATTTGGACAACGAGTTATCAAAACCAATTATGACAAAACACTGTCAAAAATGAGCCTGCCTGATGTTTTTCCGGTGGCGGCTGCGATGGACACGCTAACAAAAGATTTGTCTGAGGATATAGCAAAGGACATTCAAGGCCGTGTGTCACGCTACATCACCAAGAAATTTAACAAAGGTGAAATGTCAGGGCGCGACATTAAAACGGCGCAGACCCTTTTAAGGCGCGATATACAACGCTTAAAGCGTGACGGGTCTGAAATTGCCATGCGAAAAGCAGATGCGCTTGAAGATATACGCAATGTTTTCAGCGCAGAAATACAGAAAGCCAACCCTGTACAAGGGCCAAAACTGGCCGCTATTGATAAGGCTTATGGTCAATTTGAAATTGTGCGTAATGCTGAGTTAAGGCGCAAAACATCAGAAGGATTTTTGCCAGGTGATTTGTTGCAAGCAGCAGCCAAGGGCGACCCAACCAAACGGCAATCACAGTTTTCTGCCGGTGAAGCGCGGATGCAAAGACTTGCACAGGACGCACAGGACGTTATTGGAAACACAACGCCAAACTCTGGGACAGCAGGCAGACAGCAGGCGGCTAGAATAGTAACAGGTCAAGCAGGCGTTATGGGGGCATCACAAATTGAACCAACAACAGCAGCGGCAAGTCTCATGGCTCCGGCAGCTTACTCACAACTTGGCGTTCCAATTACCAGAAATGTTGTTAGCGGCACTGGCAGAGCTATGCAGGCGGCTGTGCCTGTGGCTGCTGCAAATACCACAGAAATGAGCCGTCAAATGTTAGCAGATTTGTTGAGGCGATAAATGGCCCAGAAAAAGCTAGAGCCATCGAGTGAATTTGAAAAGTATGACCTCGATGCAGATGGTGTTGTGTCTGATGAAGAAATAACACGAGCTAAAGAAATAAGAGAAACAGAGGACAAAAGCCGCAAGCACTTAGCGCAGTTGCGTTTAGCGCGTTTCTCTCTGATCGGTATCGGTGTCTACACGCTGTTGCTGTTTATGCCCTTCATCCCCGACAGCCGTATAGAACTGCTTAAAGAGGTGAGCCCGTTGCTATACATCAGCCTGTCGGGCGTTGTCGGCGCATATATGGGCTTCACAAGTTGGATGGACAGAAAGTAGGGGGCAAGCATGATTGGCATTCTCACAAGCATCCTGGGCAACGCCAAGGTAATCGAAAAAGGCATGGACTTAATTGACCAGGTGCATACCTCAGATGAGGAAATGGAGAGGCTAAAAGCTGAAACTAAAATTCAAACAATGCAGGCATACGCACCTTTCAAGGTGGCCCAGCGTTATTTGGCTCTGATGTTTACTGCAACCTTTCTATCATCATTCTTTCTGGTGCTTGTGATGACCCTTATGGGCAAAACCAACATTCCAGACATAAAACAGGTCATTGATGACTTTTATCTAGGTGAAGCGATGTTGACCATTCTAGCGTTTTATTTTGGGGGAGGAATGATTGAGGGCGTGGTTGGCAAAGTGAAGGGAAAAAAATAATGCCATTTACTAAATATTCATCGAAGCAAAAAAGATTGGCTGCGGCAGCAAAACCGCGAAACAAAATCACTGGTGCTGATTTTAAAGCGTTGAAAAAGAAAACAAAGAAAAAAAGAAAAGCATGAAGCTATCACCAAATTTTACGTTGGATGAGCTTGTAAAAAGCCACACAGCGGCACGGCGCGGCATACCCAACTTGCCAAACACTGACGAGATTGAAGCGTTGGAAAAGCTGTGCAAATACATTTTACAGCCTGTTAGGGACGTACACGGCCCGTTTATGGTTTCATCTGGGTTCAGAAGCCCTGAGTTATGTGCCGCTATTGGCTCTAAGCCAACGTCACAGCATTGTTGCACAGATGGCAAACACGCAGCCGCTGACTTTGAAGTGCCAATGGT